TAAATTTATTAGATAAAGCAATATATCTACTATCTGGATTATTAGCATCACCTGGTTTTTCTGGTAGGAATGTATGAATAGGAGTGAATGAAAACCCGCTTACTTGAATAACGTGTGGAAGTTCTTTAACACTATGGTCAGAATCACCTGTTTCATCAATTCCAATCTCCCAAGTTGATTCTTGGGGAACAGTGTATGTTAAAGAAGTAATAAATCCTGGTTGTTCATAAAGATAACCCCCTAATGTTAGTCTAACTAAATTTCCTCTCATAAACCCCGCCCCATTGTAATCAGGAGTTAAAGTTGAGGCTAAGTAGTTTAATTTTTTATACATTGGAATAAGTTCTGCTTTTGATTGAGCAGCTACTGTAAATGATAAATTAATTGATCTAGCAAATCCACCATAATTGTATAAAGTATCACCTCTTCCTACATAATTAACAGCATTCCAATTAGCTGAGTAACTATCATCAAATGAATTTATAAATGCTCTAAAATGCATATAGACAGCACTTCTATTGGTTTTATTATTATCAATAGCTGCTATTCTAAATTTAACTAAATCATTAATGGGTTGATTGACATCTGCACTTGTACCTGAGTACATTGGCATTGCATTCAATTTATCTAATGCTTCTAATTCATTAGCTTTAATACCATAATTCCAAATATTTTTACTTTCTGGGTTGTCGCTATCAGGAGTTCTTCTTTTACCACCTTGTTTACCAGGTTGACCCATATTAAGTCTTTCATCTATATTTTTTTCCCTGTAATTTGGGGAAAGAGATATAACTGAAGAATTTTCATCTTTTAATAAATCATCATTATTAACATCATATAATTTCTTTCTAAAGTCCGTAGGATATAACCCAACTTCCCCCCCTTGAATAACATTTTCTTTAGCTATTAGTTGTGGTTGGGTATAAGTACGTGATGAATTTTTATATAAAATTTCAGGATTAGTTTTAAAAGAAAAGGATGTGTAAGTTTGAACATTTCCGTTTTCATCTTCAAACTCATTTATTTCTGGTATAAGACCATTTACTTTATAAACAAAATTTTGGTAAGGACCATTACCTCCTATTTGTATAGCGGGGCCATTAGAAAGAGAATCATTAAATATAAACTCTCTATCTGATTGATATTTAAATACTGTTTTAAGATAATTTTGTGCATATACTGCTGTAGCACTGTTTTGCCTTGCTAATTGATAATCAAATTTTGATAATGATGGATCAATTTCATATCCTCTATTTTTTATCCCCCCTAAATAAAATTGTCCGGGGGTTGAAATTGATAATCTGTTTGCTAAACCTGTTCTTTGATCTGCAAATTTAATATTAGTTTTTCCAATCCCTAAAATAGCACCAGGACCACCACTATAAGAGTATATATTTACATCTGGATCGTTTCCTACCTCTTTAGCTCTATTATTAAATATTACTAATCTATTACCTTCAGCAGTTTCATTAAATTTTTTAGTAGCAGCTTCATAAGTATTTAAACCTAATTTACTTAATCCCTGAGCTAAATCACCTTGAAATAAACCCCCTTCTATTATACCACTCATAGGAGAAAAAGGATCTAAACCTAACAAATTAGCATGTACCCCTAAACCATTACCTAAAGCTGTAGCTAGAGTTCCTATAGGAGTATAAACCCCTTGATTTATGTTACCACCCCCAGTAGCTTCTAAACCTCCTGAACCTGCTGAAAATACATAAGGAGAAGCACCAGCATATCCTAACCCAAATGAAGCTGGGGTTTTAACAGATGTTCTAGATAATATATTTTGTTTAGCTATAAATCCTAAACCTGCTGAAATGTTTTTAGTATCAATAAACATTTGAGCTAATCTACTTACATCATCTAATGCATTTGATACTGATTTTAACCCACCTCTAATTATAAAATCTGGGCCTGATCTTACGGGAAGGTCATCAGATTCTAACCCTGTAGGGATATCTTTAGTGATATAGGGTTGATTACTATCACCGCTATCACGTTTATCTCTCCCCCAAGGTAGATTTGTTAAATCTGTTTGGAAGTTAATTAAAGGCATATATTAATATTAAAGTCCTGCTGCTCCAGGAGGTAAATTATTTGCGTATCTATTTACTGGTTCTTGATGTGAATTAGCTGTTTCACCTAATTGTGAAGTCTGTGGGTTTGTGTAACCCATAGCTCCGGCTCCAAAATTATTATAAGCTGGGTTGTTTAGTGTAGGATCTCCGATATTAGAATATTGGTTGTGGAGTTGAGAATTACCTACAATACTAACAGCAGGATCTGTAATTGGATTAGTGTTAGGTGATACTGGGACTCCTAAGGGAGAACCACCAGCATTAAACATATTTTCGATTGAATTTGACATAATTTTATATTTTAATTGTTATTTTGTTATAAATATCAACCCATTTTAGAAGTTGCTAATGCTAGTGATTTACCTGCTTTATTTCCATCAATGTAAACATCACCACCTTCTTTTACCGCGGATATTAATTCTTTTAATAATCCTACTATTTGGGTATTATTTGTATTTTGGGTATTATCTATATTTGATTCTTCACCTTTTAATAAACCTGGGAGCTTACTTAAAGGCATTACTACTTCATCTTCACCACCTTCACCAATAATGGCAGGAATACCTCCAGGGGTTGCAGGAATGATACCACCATCTGCTAAACCAAGCATAGAATTTACTGATTTTGATAAATCTGGGGATTCTATTTCACTTATATCAACTCCTGGGACGTAATTTGCTCCTCTTATTACCGTATTAAGGGCACCTACTACTAGATCTGTTATCGCTTGGAAAGGCATTACAACTAATTTTAATACTCCTCTAATTAGAGATTTAAAACCATCCAACAACATATCAAAATCAAAAGTTAGAATACCTACAATTACATCTGCAATACCCCCAAAAATATCCGTAAATCCATCTGCTAATTTTTGAAAAGCATTTGAGAGTGCTGTTAGAGCAGGTTGTAATACATTCATAACTAAGTTAATAACATCGCCTATTAATTTAGCTATTGGTGATAAAATTGCAAATATTGGTGTTAAAACATCCATCACAACATCAAATATAGGAGCTAAACCATCCATTAATTGTATAAATATATCCTGAAGTTTGTCCATGGCTGCCGCCATTTTTTCTTGTTGGGTTGCTGATTCAAACTGAGCTAATAATCCTGCTTTTGCTAATTTCTCCTTTTTTTCTTCTGTAAGAGTACCATCTTTTAAAGCTTTATTATACATTTCTTGGGCATCACTAGCTGATGCAAAACCTGCGGCTTTAACAGCTTCTAATTTTTCTTGTTCTATTAACATTGCAGCCATGTCTTCTCTAGACATGTTAAAGGCTTTAGCCATAGCTTCTTGTTGGATAACATTCATTGCCCCAAATTCAGCTGCTGTACCTACTTCTTTTCTTAATTCAGCGGCTAACTTAGCTTGATCACCTGCTAGTGCTGCTGCTCTAGCTCCTTCTAAATTAAGTTGTTTACCTGTTAGTAACTCAGCTTCCATTTCAGCTGCTATTGATGATTCAAAGTCTAGTAAACCACTTTGGGTAGCTTCTAATTGGGATTGTGAAATGCCTAACATTTTAGCTTGGAATACTTGTTTGGCCATTTCTTTAGTATTCATTTTATTATTCAACATTTGAACAGCTGACATTTGACCAATACCTTCTTGAATATCTTTAGCATTTATTGAGATACCATTTTGAGCATTTAACTCCATTGTAACAGCTTGAACTTTTTCAAGTTGTTTTTGGATAGAAGTTCCACTCATTAAGGCTTTTTCAGCAAATACACCCATAGCATGAGATGATAGCCCTGTTTTTTCTGCAATAGCTGAAAATTCTGCAGCAAATTCACCAGAGAATTTTACAGATGTCCCAAATAACTTATTTAATTCGACTTGAGCTTTTACTACATCTTGAGATGATACTAATAGATCTCCTGACATAGAGGCAGCATCAGCCATTTCTGCATTTAATTCTCTTGCTTCTGCAGCTGATATTCCTAGTGATTTTGCTGTTGTTCCTGATGCAGAGTCAATAACCTTCAAGGCTTTTACAGCTTCTATAATTAAACCAACAGGTCCAAGAGCTTTAGAAATTATAGGACCTAATGCTTTAAAACCAGCCATAAGAGTACCTGTTGCCTTTAGTGGTAATTTACCTACTTTAACTTGTTTAGCACTTACACCTGCTTTTTTAAGAGCATCATCCATCTTCATTCCTTCAGCTCTAAACTGTTTATAATCACCAATACCTTTATTTATATTAGCATTCATTTCAATTTGTTCAGCCCCATGAGCTCTTGCTGCTTCTGCTGCTTCTTTAACAGGTCCTGCTATTTTAGATGCTCCTAATTTATCAGCAACATCACCCATTACCCCAAAAGCTTTTACTCCTGATGTTTTGGATATTGCTTGTGATGATTCAGCTGTTTGGGCAATTTGTCTTGATATTTCTTGTGCTTGTTTAGCTTGTTCACTATATGTTCTAGCAATTTCAGCATTTAATTTTTTACTTTCTACAGTCCCTTCCAGTGACATTTTAGAAAATTTTTCTTGTTGTTGTTTTGCTAAAATGATGTTTTTTTCTAAAGCTGTTTGTTGTTTTATAATTGCATTATTAGTCTTACTAAGACCTAACTCATCTTTTGTAACAGAATAAGACTCTTGAGCTATTTTTGTAACTTGGTTAGATAAATTTCTAGCAAGTTGTTTTTCTGAGTTTAGAAATTTTTGTTGCTTTATCTGATCTTGAAGAACATTTGAAATATCTTGTTGGTCAGAAAGTACATCAGAATTAATACCTCTTCTTTTCGCTAAAAGATCAATAATTTGTTCTTCTAGGGTTTTAGTCTGAGACATCTCATTATTGAGATCTTTTTGATTCTGTATGTCCTTCTGATCAGCCATTTAAACTATGTTTTATTATAAATATTAGAAGGCATCATTTTTTTGATGCCTTCGTAACATAATTGGGGGAAGTTGGTTTAGATCGTAAAGCTTCTTTAGGAATTTTATCTTTTGTAGAACTATTCAAATCAAAATTAGTTCCCTTTCCTTTGGAAGCATTTTTTATTGCTTCTGCTTCTGCAGATCTTGCTTCATAGATCTGTTGGTAAGTAAATCTTCGCAACCATATAGGCATACTGTAAACAGTATTCCAATCGTAACCACCCTGCCCATAATAAACTATGTCATGGATGGATTTGAAGAGATTGATCCTATAAGTCGCTGTCAGGCCAAAAAAAGTTGACGGTCATCGGAAGGGTAACATCCCTTTCGCTGCCGTCACTACTCACGTGGTTAAAGGTTAAATCAATATCAGGTTGGAATGTTTTTACATGCTCTCTAAATGCTCTAGAGTCTCTAGCCAACATATAATTATCTACAAATTCTCTAATAATTTTTACTTCACTATCCCCATTTACAGATGTAATCATATGTTTTAAACGAGTTGATAATTCAGGAGATGATTTTTTATCTAATTTTTTTAAACCTTTTACTTCAGATTTAATTGCCCTGTCATCTCTATTATTTAATAATTTAAAAGTAATCTCAGCTTTAGAATGAGGTAAAGTAAATGAAAATTGGTTAGTATTTTTTTCAATTAATTCACTTTCATTAATCCATCGTTGTTCTAATTCTGATAGGTCTACTGTTACTGTTTCATTTTCATAAGAAAATGTATAATCTTTACCATATCCTAAAACTCTAGCAGCAACCATAATTGAATTTTTGTCTCCAACTACTAAATCATCATAATTAATTTTTGTTACAATTAATGCCTTTAATAGTCTATCAATAACAGTTCCATCTTTAATGTAGTTTTGATTTGTAAGGATGTCTTCTTCTTTTGCTGTCATATATTTTATCTCAATGACTCCAGAAGATAAAGGATTGTCTTTAGGATAGACTAAACCTTTTGAAGGTAATTCTACTTGTTCAGTAGGAAATTTTAATTCTTGCATATAAATTTTATTTAGTTATAACTTAATTGTCATGTATACATACATAATGTAAAAAAAAGCTTGACCGAAGCCAAGCTATTTTTAAAAAAATATTTATTTTTATTAGAAATTTAACACGCAGTAATCCATTCCAATTGTTAAATCAATGTTCTGTGCTTCACCATCAGTATCCCAATTCATATCAGCGAATGAACCGTCTTTGATAAATGCACCTTTAATAATCCATTCTGAGACTACATCTCCTACAGGACCTAATACATCAATAGTTAAGTCTTTCTTGTAGAAATCAGAGTAACCAGCTCTACCAGTTACTGATTCGTAATGTAATCTAACCCATTCCATCACTGCTTGAGCACCAGAAGGAGTAATTGGGTCAAATAGTTGCATTGTAATGTCATTCCATCTTAATTTACCTTTTACTTTTCTATAAGTATTGATATGATTAAGTACAATTTCATCTTGTGCGAATCCTAATCCACTTACACCTTTAATGATATATGATGGGAATCCGTCAACGTACATCACAAATCTATTTGCTACTTTTGGTTCAAATGCTGTGAAAAATATTTCGTTTGGATCTAATACTGCCATTTTATTTTTGTTTTATTTTTTTATTCAATTATAAATATAATACTTTTTAATTCTTATGCAGGGAATTCAGCTCCTGTTGGTAGAATGTTGAAATCTAGGTAAATAAATTCTGCCGTTTTTGTTGGTTGAATGTATATAGCACCTCTTAATTCATTTCTATCAATTACATCGGGTCCATTATTTGAATCGTTCATTACAACTTTAAACGCGTATAAACCTTGTCTTTGTTGTACTGACTCTAAATATGGATTAACCTGACTTAAGAATATATTTCTTGTAGCTGCTGTATTTTGTTCAAATACTAAGTTATCAGATATCTGAGAAATGTAATTTTTAAGTGCAATTAATAATCTTCTAACATTTACTCTATCTAAAGCTGACGCTTGATTTTGTAATGTTTTCTGACCAAATACTACAACTCCTCTACCTGGGAATGTTGCTATTGGATTAACTTTACCTGTATATAATGTATCTCTATTGGCTTGAGTTAATTTTCTTTCAGCTTGAATTACTTGACCTAATCCACCTCTATTAATACCTGCTGGGGCAAACCAAGCTTCTGCTGTTCTATCATTATTAGCATATACACCTGGAATTAATGTTGAAGCTGGTACCCAAACTCTTTGTCCTGAATCTGGATCAGTTACCATACACCAAGGCCAATATGCAGCAGCATATGAAGTATCTTGAGCTGTTGCTGTTGATGTTACAGCTGTTATTGATGAAGCATATGGTTCAAGATCTAATACTACAATATTATCTCCTCTATTTTCAGTATTTGAAATTAAAGTATTTAATACTGAAGAATATCCTGATTGATACAATCCTGGAGATGAAATGATGTTATATTTGTAATCATCTTTATTAGCTAATAAGTTAAATGCTGTTGTATAATTACCATCTTTTAATCCTTGAGTATCATTACCATCAATGTATTGGTAATAATTACCAGTTCCTGTTAAAATAGTACCTACTGCATCTCCAAATGCACCCGAAGCTGCTACTGGGATTGAAGCTGTGTATTCGGGTTTAGCATTTCCAGCATTATCTAAATAATCTGGTGTTTTATAATTTACTGATTTTACTCTTACGTATCTTGAAGCGTTAGCATAAGAACCACTTGTTTGTAAATAAACATCTGTTGTTCCAACTCCTTTTACTGTTTGTTTTTGGTCTCCAATTATTCTTGAAATATAATTTGAAGCTTTTGGATCCAATGATACATTATTAAAGCTTTCAAGTACTGATTTTGCTCTTGTAGTATCATTACCTTGTCTAATAATTACACTAAATGTACCTGATGATGTGTTTGGTGAAGCAATTTCCCATCTAATATTATTAGATGTACCGTTTGTTAAAACTCCGTTTGAAGCTAAAGCACCATCACTATTCATAATTATACCTTCACCAATTGTTTCTAATGTGAAAGCATTTGCATCTAAAATATCTGCATCTACTAATGTTAATACCAAAGGAGCTGATGGGTTACCCATATCTGCTGCTGCTACTGTTAATGTATCTCCTACTGCGTATCCTGATCCAGCTGTAGTAACTTGTACTCCTACTGTTTCAACAAATATATCATCAGCAATTAATGTAATTTCTACTGCTGTTGAATTTTGAAGCATTGCAGCTGAAACTGTTACTACTAAATCACCTGTAGCACCAGTAAAACCAGCTGTAATTAAATCTGCAGCTGTTATTGTAATTGTGTCATTTAAAACGTATCCAGTACCAATTGAAGATACTGCTACTGCTGATAAAGCATTTGCACCATCACCTGTTATGGTAAGTGTTGCTCCTGTACCTACACCTGAGGTGGAGGTTTGAGCTACTGTGAAAGGCCCTGTTACGTTTCCAATTGGAGTAGCTGCTGTTTCTGCTAAAATATCATCTCCAGTTATTAACTGTCCTGTTCCTAAAGCACCTGCTGGTATTGTTAGTACATCTGTAGCAACATATCCAGATCCGCTTGTAGTTACAGTAATTCCAGTAACTGTTGGAGCAGTTGTTCCTGTTACTACTACTGTAGCTACAGCACCTGTTCCAGATCCATCTGCTAAATTAACAGAGTAAGAACCAACTCCTGCAGTAGTTGTATTAGTTGTAATAGATCCTAATAAAGCATCTGCTGTATCAACTAATTTACCATTTACGTTTGAAGCGGTTACTGCTAATACTATTCCTGTTCCAGCTCCACTTGTAGAAGGGGTTACTGTGTTTTCAAATGCAGCACCATTTTCACCACCTGATGTCCAAGATCCTAATAAATTAGTTCCTACAAGCACATCTCCAGTTTCTTGATCATTGAAAATTGTTGAAGAGGTAGCTGAACTAAATGAACCTGAAGCTACTCTAGTAACAATTAACGAAGTACCTCCATTTTGGAAGTAATTGTATGCTGAGATTGATGTTAAAAATGTGTATTCGTCAGACCCACTATCAAAAGTAGTACCAAAGTTAGCTTGATACTCACTATAAGTAGTTATAAGTTTTGGAATATTGACTTGACCTTTTACTGTAGGTCCTACTAATGCTGCACCAGCTTGTATTGGTTGAGAAGTAATCTGAGATTGATCATTTTCTCTTGCTAATACTCCTGGGGAAATTAATGTTTCTGCCATGTTGTTTAAATGTTATATTTTGATAATAAATATATGAGGGTCTGTTAAAAATTTATTCTGTTGGGGAAAATTCGCCTTTTTCTAATGAAATGGTTCCGCTTCCATATTTTTCTTCTAATTCTTTTCCAATTTTAATTTCTTCCTCTTTTATTGAAATTAAATTTGATTTAATTTGTTCTTTTCTTAAATCAAGATCCATTTTTTGAATCTCAATTTCACCTAAAACATTTACTAACTGACTATATTTTGATTTTAAATCAGTTAGAGATTGAATTTCTTCTTTTGTTAAAACTTTTTTTTCCATCTTATTATAAATATTAAATTATTTGTTAAAATTACTATTTTTATTATTGTATTAAATCGTCTTCTTAGAGGGCATCTGGTAGATAATCTACTCTTACATACCCACCACCAACAATTGAAAGTAATGAATTATTCATAATATCTAAATCAAGTTCTGCTGGTCCCGGAGAAAATACTGCGGTGACATTACCCTGTAAAGAACTATCACCAAAGTTATACTCTGTAATAGGAGAACCAGCTTCTTGTAATGGTTGTGCTCCTGATATATTAACTCCCCAAAGTGATGTTGTTTTTATAGCTAAACCTTTCCAACCACCTGCATTACAATTAAAATATAATGTTATAATGTAAGTACCTGATTGTTGGGTTAGGATTCGAATAGTGCTTGGATTACCTGAAGTAGCTGCGAGTGTAAATGATGGTATTGGGAAAATTCTTCTATAGGGGATATTATTATCTGTTGAATTTGGACCCAACCCAAAATATTCAGGTAGGGCTGAGGTATTTTCACTACTATTTATATTAACATTTACTATGTTTCTATTAGAATTTGTTGGTATTGAAATAACAGGTTTAGCGTTTTCAGAAGTATCAGAGCGATATAATTCAAGATTATTATCATTTAAAAATAATAAATTTCCATAACCCCCAGTATTATTTCCTCTAAACGATATTCCTCCACCATTTGAGTCATCACTACCAACATATAATAATCCATCACTATTACTATTAGTTCCCATAATAGATAATAATGATGCTGAGTCGGCACTATTGTTTGTAAATTGACCATAGGAGCCAATCTCACCAGAATTAAACCCTAAAGGATAGCTATAAGCTGTAGCTGGGTTGCCAAACATTATTTCTTGGTTTGAATTTATGTTAATTGCTGAATTTGCAGCTGTTCCTTGACCTCCAACTACAAACATTAATGAAGCATTTGCATTTGCACTTTCATTACCAATATACATTCTATTAGGTCTATTAGAGAATATACTATTTTTATCTATACGCATGGTAATACCGGCTTCTGAAGCTGAGAATGCTGATCCTGTAAAATCACCCCCTTGAAATATACTAGCAGACATTTCAGGAGCATATAATTCATTACTTGAAAAGAAATATTTTAAAGTAGCATGTTGAGTTGACAAGTTTGAGGAATTACCAAATGGAATATTACCTTCAGATAATTTTATAACGGAAGAAGTAAATGCTTCTCCTGCCCAAGAAGATGTACCTTCAAAACTACCTGTAAAACCAACAGCTGTTACATTATTTCCATCAAATGAAAAATTGGAAGAGCCATCAAAATTTCCATTATTATTAAATTGTACTTGTGTATTTGCTCCTCCTGGGGTTCCTCCTCCCCCAGCTGTTGTTTGTACCGAGCCATCACCAAAAGTAAATGATTCACCATAAATCTTACCGGATGCTGTTATTGAACCACTAACGTGAAATGTTTTTTGAGTTCCTGCCATTTCAGAATAAGGCCAATTAACACCAACTTGCTGTGAAGTCGCGGTACCATTAGGATTTCTAGTTATAATAGCATTTGAAGAAGAATAATCTATAATGAAAGCTGCTGGGATTGAAGTATCTGTATTATTTATAATAAAAGAATCTGAACTTCCACCAGCTAAACCTATATCCCATCTTGCTTGATTATTCTTAAACCCAACAGTAGCGGAGTCGGTGTTATTAAATCCTTCTAATAATATTAGAGGATCTTGTGTAGCATCTCCTCCTTTTAAATGGATTTTAGTTCCAGCTACAGCTGAGGGTAATATTCCTATACCTATATGAGTATTATCTGGAAGGTATAATGAGCCTGATAAGGTAATATCGTATGCTTCTGCCCCTGTAAAAGCGTCTATAGATTGAGATATTTCAGATGCTTTAACTATTTGACCTGCTGCAATTCCTTGATTTGATAGAGTTAATGCCATAGTATACTATTGATTTTTATTATAAATATCAAGAGGATTTTTCTAATTGACGATCTATAGCATTAATTACTGTACTAGGTAAGATGGATTTAGTACATTCAAACATTCTACTTGTTTCTTTATGATCAGGACACCATTCCCAATCACCTGCATCTAATTGTGTTCTATTAAAACACCCAGAACATTTATTTTTTGGAGTTGTAATTCTTTCACAGTCTTTAAATTCACTATAAGCTTCACTAAATCCTGAAATCATTACTACAGGAGTATTTAAAGCCCAAGCTAACCAACTTAAACCACTTCCAATACCTATAAAAGCTTTAGCATTCATCATATCATTAGCTCTTTCACTTAAAGGATGATTTCCTGTTTTATCTATTACTCCAGTTAAGGTACCTCCTAACTTGGAATCATGCCATTCGTCCCCTAAAGGTTCTTGTGTAATCATTACTACTTTATACCCTTTATTATTTAAATAATCTATTATGGTTTGCCAACCACCTTCATAATTCCAATATTTAGCATGAGCTGAACCATGAGGTGCTATTACAACATAATCACCTTCTATTGTTGATCCTGTATTTTTGTAGGTTAGTTTAGGTTTTATTTCTATAGGGTCAATTCCTAAACTTTCTGAACTACAGTCTTGCAATCCTATTTCTCTAAAATTAGAAATATTTTTATTATAATTTATTTCTTGATTTTCATTATAATGCCATCCAATCTCATACATAGCATATAAGTCATATTGTGTTTCCCCAGGTTTTACAAATTTAATATTTGGGTAGTTTTCTTCAAACATTTCATTATGGAAAGTAGATACTACTAATTCACATTGATGTTTTTTTCTAAATTCTTCAGCATACGGAAACCATGCTATAGTATCACCTAATGCTTTTGAAGCAAAATGAATGTAAACTTTTTTATCTTTGGCATTAAAATAATGTTCTGTAGTTTGGTTATTTTCTAAGTCTTTAATTAT